CGTCATTGTTACAAGGGATGAGCTTTGCGGAGATTTTGAAGCTCCAAAAAATAAAGTTTGCACATAAAGCAAATAATGTAGTAAAGTCTTAACTGTTGTAACTCTATAACCTAACGGAGTATTTAATATGAAACTTTGCAAAGACTGCAAACACTTAAGACAAGTAACGCTTGAGTGTTCTAAGAACCATTCTATTAGCCCAGTAACGGGCAACAAACTCTATAGCAACGCCCATACATACCGACATTCTGATAGTTATTGCGGTGTGAAAGCTATTTGGTTTGAACCAATTATTGAGATTACCGAAGATCTCGATGACTTATCAACAATTCCATTCGGCAGATAACCTAACTAAAGGAGTAACACTATGAAAGCATTAGATTTCCCAGTTAAAAGAAAACCAGGCAGACCAAAGAAGATTGATACTTCAGAGGTAGATCAGCTCAAGGCATTGATACAGCGCCAGGATGAGGGCATTGCTCAGGGCTTGGATCAAGTAGATGACTTACTTAAGCAGGTAGATTTCTATCGCAAGCAAGTTAATCACTTACTAGCACTTTGCAACATCCTAAGCAAGGGAGCGTGAGCATGGCTAACGATCAAGCAGACTTTGCACCAGAGGTAAGAAGGTCAGCCATCTGGTCAGGAGATAGCAGGAAGGTAGCCAATGGCAATATGGTTGATGTCATCTTAGAAAAGCAGGGTAAGAAGGAGATCCCTGATCTATCTAATAACGAAGCAGTACAGTTCGGGCATATCATGCAGCCAGTTGTTGGTAAGCTATTTCAAGATAAACATAAGATGGAGCTAAAAGATGCTGACTATAGTCTTGCTCACCCTAGCCATGATTGGTTTCGCAGCCATTTTGATTTTATTAGTGCTGATGGCAAAACTCTAGTCGAAGCTAAGAATTACAACGCAGCAGTACGCAATAAGTTTGATACTGATAGCAATCGCATACCAGTAGCAGATTACTCGCAGCTAGTGCATGAAGCTGCTTGTCATGGTATTGAGCGAATATTCCTGGCTGTAGTGTTTGGAGGTAATGAGTTTGTTACTTTTGAGTTCAATATCTCAGAAGCAGAGAAGGAAGATCTCATTAAGAAGATGGCAGGGGTTTGGGGGTATTGCCAGGCGGGTACTCTACCACCAGCGGAAACCATCGAGCAAACTAAGATCATATTCCCTCAAAGCAGCAGCGCAGCTCTAGTAGCTACTCAGCAGGTCGAGAGAGCGATAGCGCAGCTTAGAGATGTCAAGCAGCAGATCAAGCACTTGGAAGGCACAGAGGAGCAGCTAGAGGTTGCTGTACGCAATCTCATGGGGGAAAGCCAGGAGATTATGACTGTAGATGGTCAAACCCTAGTCACCTGGAAGTCAGCCAAGAGCAGCAAGCGCTTTAGCAGCGATCTATTTAAACAGGCTATGCCAGATATTTATGAGCAGTTTGTTATCGAGCAGCCAGGATCTCGGAGGTTCTTAGTCAAATGAACTCAATTGATATAGCAATATGGGTAATGGCTGCATCCGCAGTCATTGATACAGTTTTAACATTAGCGGAGATGATCCATGTCTAACATAGTCAGCTTTACCGAGATGGATCAGATGGCAGGTGCAATTGCTGCTAGTGGTTTATTCGGCATGAAGGATAAGAATAGCGTACTAGCGCTCATGGCAGTAGCTCAGGCAGAGGGTTTGCACCCTGCTACGGCAGCTAGGGATTTTCACATCATCCAGGGCAGACCAGCATTGAAAGCAGATGCCATGCTTGCCCGTTTTCAAAACGCAGGTGGAAAAGTAGATTGGAAGGATTACTCAGATGAAAAGGTTACAGGAGTTTTCAGCCATCCTAACGGAGGAGAGCTGGCGGTTACTTGGACTATCGAGCAAGCAACTCGAATCGGCTTGGTCAAGCCTGGATCAGGATGGCAGAAGTTCCCCAGAGCGATGCTGCGCAGCCGTTGTATTTCAGAAGGCATTAGATCAGTTTTCCCAGGGAGTGTTACTGGATTCTACTCGCCAGAGGAAGTACAGGACTTTGAACCCCAGACCAAAGATCTTGGAAAAGTAGAGATTGTTCCCACAACAATTGAAACTATCAAGGAGGATCTGATTGATGCTGAAGTAGTCAAGGAGATCCCTAAGAACCAGTTTGGGATAAAGAAGATTGATTTATTTGTACCGAACCAGGATGCACCCTACGCAGAGTATTTAACTAACGAGGATTGGATGGATGGGTTTGTAGAGATAGCAAGAAGGATCTATTTCTCTGACAAGCTATCTGATACTCAGAAGCTAGAAAAGCACAATGCGCTGCGGGATTGTAATGCGGGTTATATGAAGTCTTTAGATGGCACTCAAACTGCCAAGTTATTAGCAAAAATTGCACACTCAAGGAAGGGTTAATCATGTCAAACGGTCATATCGCTCAAATGGGCAAAGGTGTTTTATTTCAAAATACAGATAAGAAGCACGAGAAAGCTCCAGACTGGAAGGGTACGCTGCTACTCTCAGAGGATTACAAAGCAGGTCAAACCCTCAAGATTGCTGGCTGGACTAAGAACACCCCTAAAGGGCAGCTCATTAGTTTATCGGAAGATAACTGGAAACCACAAAATACTGGGGTTTATCCTAAAGAAGTTAATCGCAACAACGACAACGAAGTTCCATTTTAAGGGAATCACCATGAAAAAGTTTGCTATCGCTTATGTAATGACTTTACTGTTTGCTACTGGCTATGCTTATGCAGCCGTTAAATGCGCTCCAGATGGGCGTGGTGGTATGTGCTGCTGGGATACTGATCGGGATGGTCCTTTTAGACCTATTGGCTGTTAATGGTTGTTTTAAACCTGCCTTACCCTCCTAGCGTAAATCATATGTACATCAACGCTAGGGGTAGGCGCTTTCCTAATGCCAAGGCTAGAGCATACAAAATAGCGATCCAGGAATATGTAGCAGAGTTCCGAGTACCAAAGTTTGAAGATGCCAAGTTAAGCCTGGTTATTTGGGCATACCCTCCTGATAGGCGTAAGCGGGATATTAGTAATCTGTTAAAGATTATTGAGGACAGTTTGCAAGATGCTGGGGTGTTTGACGATGATTTCAATATAGATGCCATTGAGATCAAGCGTGGCGCTATTAAAAAGGGCGGTGGGTTGTTGGTCATGATTGACCGAATAGATTGCTCCACTAGCTCAGAGGTGAATCCTCCCATGGGGGATAGTTAGGTAAGGTGCGCCAGCCATCTTTTTGGGCAAGCTGGCACTTATTGGGAATGACTATGAGAAAACTACTAAATTTTTTGTGGCGCAGGAAGTGTTACGAAATAGTCAAAGTTAAGAATGATGGCGTGGTACTGAGAGAAATATGATTGTTACCTTAACTGATCTGGATACTTATGAGATTGCCTGGGCTGCTGCTAGTCGCAACAAGTTCAAGCGAGATGCTGGCATTAAGAACAGCAAGCGAGTAGATCAGGCTAGGGATGATTACCAGATCACCAGGGAAGGTTTAACAGGTGAGTGGGCAGTTGGTCAGGTATTGGGATTACCCGTAAATATTGAAAATTATTTGGGGGGAGATCCAGGATGGGATTTTGAATATAAGGGCTTAAAGATAGATGTTAAGACCACTAAGGCAAAGCTCTTGCTATTTGAGAACCTGGACAAGTTTGTAGCGGATGTAGCCATTCTTGCTAGGTATTACAGCGATGATCTTATCCATATTGCTGGAGTGATTACCAAGGAAAAGTTTAGTAAGAATTGTGAGATTCGGGATCTTGGTTACGGCAAGAAGTATGTCATTACAGAAAACAAGCTAACACCTATTGATGAGTTTATGAGGATGGTATGAACTATTGCACTAAGCAGGATTTGATTGATTTTGAGAATCGGGTAGCAGCTCATTGGGAAGCTGGTGATCTACCTTACTTAATTCATTTATCAGGCGGTAACGAGGACTTTTTGATTGACCACTTTAACGAGGATGTAAAAGATGGAGATTGGATATTTTCCACTCATCGTAATCATCACCATGCTTTGCTCGCTGGTATCCCCGCAAACGAACTCATGGCGAAGATTCTGGATGGCGATTCTATGTTTGTATTTGATAGTAACCGTAATTTTTACACTTCAAGTATTCTGGCTGGCACTTGTGTTATGGCAGCAGGGGTAGCTTACAGCCTAAAAGAATCAGGCAGCGATAACTGGGTGTACTGTTTCCTGGGAGATGGAGCAGAAGATCAAGGACATTTTTACGAAGCAGTCATGTTTGTTGAAGGGTTTGATTTGCCTTGTATGTTCATCATTGAGGATAACAATCGTAGCGTTGATACAACAATTGAAGAAAGAAATCCTAATAAGTTTAGGTTTGAAATGCCAAGCTGCGTAATCCGCAACAACTACACCGCTACTTATCCTCATGCAGGTAATGGTACTAAAAAGCAAATTGTCTTTAAGGACATCAAATGAGTTACAAAGACGAAATCACCAAGGCTAATACAAAACTTGCCCTTGATCCTAAAACCCGTTTTATTGGGTATGGGCTTAAAAAGGGCAGAGCATTGAGTACTTTAAAGTTTGTGCCTGATACGCAGATTATTGAAACTCCAGTAGCAGAGAACCTCATGATGGGGTTGGCTATAGGAATGGCGCTAACAGGTCTTAAACCCGTTGTTTTTATTGAGCGCATGGATTTCTTAATGAACGCTATGGATGCCCTGGTGAACCATTTGGATAAGGTTAAAGACATATCTAAGGGCGAGTTTGATCCCAAGGTTATTATTCGCTGCATTGTGGGAAACAAAGATAAACCGCTATATACAGGCGCTACTCATGTACAAAATTTTGGTAGTGCTTTAACAGAGATGCTAAACAATACATCGGTGTACGATCTTTGCGATGCTGTGGTGGTAGAGGGTATGTACCGAATAGCTACAGAGCGTGCTAAAAACGCTATTTTTATTGAGTACAAGGACTTAATGTGAAAAGCAATAAATACTCAGACTTTAAAATTTTTCATGTCCAGGAAAAGATAAATTCTTTTTTGGATGAGAAGGTAACTGCACCCGTATATGTACGGATTAAGCCAATCAATCTTTGCAATCATGGCTGCTTTTTCTGCGTTTACTCTACAGGCTTTAGGGTTAAAGATGGCGCTGAGATAGATCACATTGTCAGCGGGATGCACGAGGACATGAAGGAAGATGACATCATCTCCAGGGATAAGATGATTGAAATCTTGCATGATCTAGCCAACATGGGTACTAAGGCAGTTACTTGGTCAGGTGGTGGAGAACCCTTGATGCACCCAGATATTGCAGACTTTATGCGCTTAACCTTGGCATTGAAGATGGATCTATCCATCATTACCAATGGTCAAAACCTAGTCAAGGAAAAGGCTGAGGTGCTATCTGATGCTAAATGGGTACGGGTATCCATGGACTACACAACGCCAGAGGAGATGCACCGATTTAGGAATGTGCCTGAACGCAGCTTTATGAGCGTGATGTCTAACATTAGTAAGTTTGCTGCCATCAAAAAACAGAGCTGTGATCTAGCGGTCAATTACATTGTGCATCGCAATAACTACAAAAATTTATACCCGTTTACGCAATTGCTAAAAGAATCTGGGGTTGAAAATGTGCGCTTTTCCCCGATGTATGTACCTGATTTTTATGACTATCACAATCTCATAGCAGAGGAAGTAAATGAACAACTGGCAAAAATCCAAACAATTTGTAATGACCGCTTTACTGTTAATAGCACTTATAACATTTCTCCTGGGAGCAGTCATTCTAGTGTTAGAAGCTATCGAAGATGCTTCATCATGCAAACCGTACCCGTCATTGGCGCAGACCTCAATGTCTATGCTTGCCATAACAAAGCCTACGACAGTACAGGCTGCATTGGATCTTTAAAGGATCAGTCATT